ATCTTACCTATGGTTTGATAAATCAATTGCTCTAGTTCTGTCTGGTAGTCTTTGCCTATCCTACGTTTTAGATAGATGCTAGTAATCAGTTCTGTTGCAGTTGATGCTGGCACTTCGGCACCTAATCCACGTTTATCTAATTCTTCAATTAGATCATCATCACTGAATTCATCAAGCTCTACTTCGACCTCGATGTAAGTTTCTACGGTTGGCATATTATTTGCCAATTGGTAAGTTAGGAACAACACCAGCACCTAGAACCAGCGTACCGCCTTTAAAGTTTTTAATACCCTCAGCAAGGATAATCTGTGCATCAGCTTGCTTCATACGTGCCTGGGCATCCATGTACTGAATAGCGCCTGCATTAGAGTTCAAGGCAGCAATACGTCGAGCTTCAGCTTGTGCAGTTGCCACTTCAACTTCTTTCTGTTTCAACTCGTTCTTGGCTTTGACCAGCTCATTAGCACTGGCAACAATAGCGTCGGCAGGCACGATGTTACGAATCAGCACCTGGCTTACATTGATCATACCATCCAGCTTTTCGTCAGCCAGTGTGCGAATAACAATTTCACGAATGTCTGCTTCCATTGCTTGGCGACTGTCTGCCATGTCCAAGGCTTCATACTTGCGTGATGCTTTGTAGATAGCATTACGAGTTGCGTTATAGACATAGTTGTACATCAAGTAAACATCACCGTTATGGTTAGCGTGAAAGCTCTTGTTCTTGGTATTGTACAAGTCGCTTACATTGGCTTGGTTAATGTTGTAAACAACCAAGGCATCAAAGTCCTTCATGGTTGAGTTATCCTTGGCCAACGGAGTCATGTCTTCTACTTTGACACTCACATCCTTAATAGGAAATGTAAGCACACTACCAACTAGGGTTTGATTAAACGAACCGGGCAACAGCTCATTGCCACTGACTTGTTTGTCAAAACCTTGACGCAGTCCAACCTCACCAGTTTCAATTCGAGTACAACCAGTTGCCAGAATACAAGCAACAACAATACCAGCAATAGCAAAACGTTTCATATTAAAGAACTCCAGTAGAAAAAAGATAAAAACACACAACAAAGCCCAGTGCAAAATACAAGGGCCTAAGCCAAAAGTCATTGATCATATTAACTCCTTAAAAAACAACAACAAGAGCAATTAAAAATCCCAGTGTAAGTATAGCACACAATACGCTATAGGTCAAGAGCTTGGCAAGTGTCCATTGCTCCTTTCCAGTCATGTTCCTCACAGCACGAATGCCAAGAAAGAACAGTCCAAAAACAACTACAAAAGCAAGTATGATCTTAATCATAGTTGGCACTCCTCAATCTGAGGCGTCATCGTAGTAGGCGTGTTGACCCCACGGTGGCTCAATAGTTGTGGTGCCGTGTAATATAAACACAGTTTCAGTATAGTTCTCATCGCCCCAGCTACCGAATGGATACCCGTCTGTAAACATAACTAAACGCTTAGGCTCAATTTCGTTTTCTTTCAAGTAATTGTACACACAGTCAAAGTCTGTACCACCACCACCTTTAACTTCGTAGTCGCAGATTGAATCCAAGTTGTCTGAATCATATTGTGCAGGGTTATATGCTTCAGTATCAAAAGTGATTACATGAATCTTGTATGCAGGGAACGAGTCCATGATGCCTTGTATCTCGCTCAAGAAGTCCTTTAGCATAGCCTCAGAGATTGATCCAGATGCGTCCAGGGCCACAGCAATGTCAATCATTGGGTCTGTGTTACGTCCTGGCATCACAGCATCCATGTGCCAACCTTTGCGGCTTGCTCGCATCCAAGTGTAGTCACTCTTGATGGTACTCTCCAATTGCATACGCAACAGTTCACGCCAGTTCATCTTGGGCTCAGTGAGCTCTTGGATCAAACGTTTAACACCTGCAGGCAAGTTACCAGCACCATCTACAGTAGCGGCAGCCGCCAACATGGCTTCTTTGATCTCGTCGCGGATAGCTTGCTTTTCGGCGTCGCTTAGTTTGGGACGACCCTTACCTTTACCTTCTTGATCTCCGTCACCGTCACCGTCCGCATCTCCTTCACCATCCAAATGCTCGTCAATTAACTTGTCGAGTAAATCGCTCAGGTTGATCTTTTTAGCATTCTTCATCAAGTCGTCATAGACTTCTTCGGAGCTCATGCCGTCGTATTTCTGATCATACAAGCAAGGCACTGTAGTAATCTTCTCTCCAACTCGGTGCTTAACTAAGTCTGCGTTAACACAGAAGTCGTTTGCAATGTTCCAAATTTGCGGATCTCGATCGCCACGACGTCCAAAGTGATCATAAACACAATGCAACACTTCGTGCCCAAACAAGAACTCAATTTCTTTTGGCTTCAACATTTTAATGAAGCGAGAGTTGTAATAGAAATGACGTCCGTCTGTTGCGGCTGTACCACACCATTCGTCAGCGTTTACTAACTTCAAGCGAGTAGCCAAGTTACCAAAGAAGCTGGCTTTCAACAACAAGCCCACGCGGGCAGTAATCAGCATTTCGCGAACTTCGCGATCCAGTTTGGGTTCCATGGGGCCAATTAGATTGGCATATTTTTGCTTGTCTTCTTTAGTAGCAGTGGTGCCTGCGGCAGCATATAAAACGTCGGGATTAAAATATTGCATAGACTGTTCCTTAGTTGATGTGTATATTATAGCAGAAAGCAATTTAATTGTCAATTACTGCGAAAGTACTGATAAGGCAAGCCCAGGCTCCAAGCAAGAAAGTCGTTGTCGCCCTGTGTGCCTTCGGCTTCGTGAATCCAGCGCATGGCCATTTCTTTGTCTTTAGCACCAACTGTGAGCATTTCTGCTAGACGGCGTTCAAACACCTCTACAGCCCGGGCCTGAGCAATCTGCTCTGACGCATGATTGGCTGTCATAATCTTGCCCAGCTCGGTGAACTCACGGTCAAAGTCAGCCATGGTCCAAGTAGAAGTGTCAACGTGGCGTGGACGGAAGTTGTGGGCATCCTTGTACATATCCCAAAAAGTAGCCTGGGCCTGCTCCAACTCACTCAATTCTTCCCAAGATTTAAATTCTACCATTTGTGACTCCTGTTTGCTGTTTATGTGTATATTATAGCATTTTGGGCATTTTTGGTCAACCAAAATAGTGTTGTAAAAATGTAACACTTTAGTGCTACAAATTTAGGTACTTTAGCTGGAACCAACTTTGGGCTTGCTCACTGTAAAAATCCAAACAAACTTGGTCTTCGTAGTACATTTTTGGCCCATTTGGGGTTGGATGTTCAATTAGTTCTAGCCCTTGGTGATAACGATATGTAAATCCCAGCTCACGTTTGAGCTTTGGCCTAATGGCCATGCTCATTCCATATTGTTGTAAAATTTTTGCATAGACATCGCCCCACTCACCAGGGTGGTGAAAGACGATTAGATTTTTTTTAACTGTTACTTTGGACATGAGACAATTGAAACCAACTAAGTTCTTTATCGCCACTCAGATAAATGCGGTAGTCACGATATTGCACAGAGTATGCCCAGTGCCTGTTGATATCTTCATCCTGTACATCGGTGCGATTCGTTAGTGCAGAACGAGTCGCTATGTCTTGTGACCAACCCCAAGTCTGGTTCATCCAACGTCTAGCACGATCAAAGTCTAGTACGCCCGTGCCTTTCCAAGTGCTTTTAGAAAACTCTATCATGTACTTAAAGTGATCGTAGTTAGCAAACCTCTTGTCTAACCTGGTTATCTGGTATTTCATAGTTATAAAAAGAAAAGGGCCGTGTAGCACACAGCCCGTGTATTTAATCTACACAGCCCTTCCCTAACTTAGGCGCTTGCTGACAAGATGTACTTACCAAAGCGTTGGTGGAACTCATCAAAGTTCTTGAGCTTGGTTGGGAGGAAGGGCAAGTCGTATGTGGTTAACGCAATACGAGCACCCATCACAGTCAACTCTGTCTCAAAGTTCTTCATCATGTAGCCCAGGAAGTTGTCAGCCATTTCATGGAACTCCTTGTCAGGTGCTTTGTTTTCTACAGCCGCCTTCAACTCGTAGCACATGGAAATCACCAAAGAGTACATTGCTGACACTTCTTTAACTTGCAAGTCCTTGACCTTGCCTTTCAAGATGTCCACAGGGTTGGGCATCTTGCTGGATACCTTGCGGTGAGCCATAAACTTTACAGCAAGGCCTTCACCCACAGTACCAGCAATCAAGTTGGTAAGGGTGTCGTTGTCTCCGTCATCTTCCTCCAACAGCTGGCTCACAAAGGTCCAGGTACGTGGAGTAGCAAAGGCACGGCTAGAACTCTTGGCATCAAAGTCGTACAAGTCCTGCTTGGCAAAACTCAAGTAGCCCACAACGTCTTTGTGTATCTTGTTCATCACAGCCCACTCTTGCCAAGACGCAAAGTCCACTTTCATTTCTTGGTGCAGGAAACGATTTGCTAGCGGAGTTGGCATACGATAGGTAACACCCTTGTCCGACTCACGGTTACCTGCGGCAACCATAACAACATTATCGGGCAGTCGATACTTGCCTACTCGACGATTCAAAATCAACTGATAAGCAGCCGATTGCACTGATGCCGGGGCAGAGTTCATTTCGTCCAAGAACAGCACCACAATAGGATATTGTGCGGCAGTTTCTTCGTCTGGCAAGTCTCCAGGAGGAGCATACTCCATGATGTTCTTGTCTTTGTTGTAAAACGGAATACCACGGATGTCTGTGGGCTCCATCTGACCCAAGCGGAGGTCAATCATAAGTCCGCCAAGTTCGTTAGTAATGCCTTCAACTAGTTCTGACTTGCCGATGCCGGGAGGACCCCACAGGAACAACGGACGCTTGATACGGAATGCTTTAAGCAGGCTTTTACGGGCCTGGGCGGAATTGACTGTACGGGTATCTGACATGGGCTGTGCCTTTCTGTTTAAAAATTAACTAACTAAGTCTCTATTGTAGCTGATCTTGTTTTATTGGTCAACTGTTTATTGTTGCAAAAGGACTAGTTTCTTCCTTGTTTTCTTGCGTAACTTTGGACGCTTCAACAACAAAGTGAATTGGGATCTCCAGCTCACGTGCTACTTCTGCAAAGCTCTTGCCTTTTGATAGCAAGTACTCGATGTCAAGTGCAAGGTCACTCATCTTACTCATTTACAACTCCTTTTTGTTTCTATGTGCATAGTATAGCAGATGTGCATTTAATGGCCAAGAAAAACCCTACGTAGTGTAGGGTTTAAAAAGTAGTACTTGAGTACTACATTGTAGGACCGTTGCCGTTCCTAAATCCAATCTCACCACCTTCTGCTGTGATGCGCTTGTAAACGTCTTCTAACAAGATAGGTGCAAAGTCTGTTTGCTCCACGCATACACAGTGGTAGCGTGGATCAATCTCTTTGCTGTACAAGATTGCTCCTGTCTTAGCATCTACACCACGGGCCTTGCGCACACGATTGGCGTGCAAGTGTCCGTGAATGTTAACACCAAAACGTCCTAACGATGCTTCGTGTACAGGAATATGACTCAAGATCATTCCGTTCAACACATGGTACGCACGTAATTCACGAAAGTACACACGATACTCGTCATCACGAAAGATGTCATGGTTGCCACGGATCAACACTTTGTCGCCGTTCAAGCGAGCTAATGTAGGTAAAGCCTTGCGGTTAATAACTACGTCACCCAAGTGGTAAACTTTGTCACCGGGACCAACGCGATCGTTCCATCGACGGATCATTTCCTCATCCATCTCATCAGGATCATCCCATGGGCGCAACTTCACAGTGTCGTCATCTGGGTGAGTAAACTTACACACACCAGCATGACCAAAGTGCGTGTCACTGACTAAAAATGTTGCTGGCATATTATTCTCCTACTATCCAAATTTCTTTGAAGCCTTCATCTAACGATGGGGGCTCAAAACCTGTAATCATCTTTTCCATCACATCTGCTGGAATGTTCTTACCAGGGCGATTTGCTAATCTACGTACCAACTCTTGTGGCTCGGGCACTTTGAATACCACAGCAATGTGTTCGTATTGTGAAGGCAACAGTGTGTTAAACTTCTTTTTACGACTTGCTACTGTAGTGCTTGTTTGGTCCCAGATAAAGTCCAAGTTGTTAGCTTGACAAGTCAACGCATGGTTCACCATCAAACGAACTGCAATAGGCATGTATTCGTCAAACACTTCACTGTATGTTTTACCCTGGCGGTGTGCCTCTATTTCAACATACATATCAGTACTAACCACTGACATACCTAAAGCCCAGATTTGATTTTTAATCCAAGTACTTTTACCCGAGCCCGGGACTCCGATTAATTGATAACACTTATTCATATATCTCCTTCGCGGGCTTTTGGGATCACAAAGCCCCAATCTGTTGTTTCACCATTGATGGTGTGTTTTTCGTCTTCGTCGTAAGTCCAACCCAGGACCTTCATCATCCGGTGCTTGACCAACAAGTTGGGGCTACGGAACGATTCAGTATCCTTGAATCCTAACATCACACCAAGCTCACAAACTGCACCTGAACGACACACACCTGCATGACAATGCACAATGACATTCATGCGTTGCTCTTGTGCATGTTGCAATAGTCGAACCAGTTCTTGTGCCTGTTCATCTGTGCATTTGCACTCGTCGGGGAAAAATTTATCGTCCTGTTCAGCATCCAAGAATTCAAACTGGTGAACTTCGCGGAACTGGTACTTGGGTACAGGGAATTCGTATGCAGGATCCACAATCTGAATCAGCATGGAATTAACGCCAGGGTCAATATGAAACCCCTGCCGAATGTCACTCATGCTAACGTTTTGAATCCACATACGAAATCTCCATTAATGCGTTATTATAGCACTAGTGGAGAATTTGGTCAACCGCTTAGTATCTATAGGTGTCGGGTTTGTACGGGCCGTCGACTGTAACACTAATGTATGCCGCTTGCTTTGGCGTCATAGTAGTG